TTAACGTGCTTAGTAGTCTTGCTCTTGTGGCAAAAATCGTGCGCATCGCAGAACTTGCATTGATACCAGCTCGGGTCAGTGCTTATCGGCGGAGGCATGCGGTCGCTGGTGGCCAAATAATGGCCACGACGAATGTGCTTTTCTGCGACCTCTGGCGCATAACGCACTCTCTCGGTGTACATTCGGTCATCATCTTTGCAGATTGCTACATACAGTGCCCTTTCGATTTTCATGCCATGCATATAAAGCTGCATTTGAACGAAGTGTTCAGGCTTGGCGCTGGATACGTCTGCGGACTTTTCTAGTGCGTCAAAAGATTTTTTGCTGTGCGTTTTAAACTCAACAACGTGTCGTTTCTTTGGCGCTTCAGGTACGCCCGATTCAATTACGCCGTCGAGGCTGCCGGACACATGGCAACCCAGATCAACCCGCGACTGATGGGCGCTGGTGTTGCGCACGTCCATGCCAATAGCTCGCAGGTCCGAGACGATGGTGGCCTCTTCCATCTGGCCCCTGCGGAAAAGACGCAGGATGCGGCCAGGGAACTGGGGCTGGACGGCCCAGCGAAAGGACAGCCACAGCCAACGGTCGCACGCATGTCCTAACGTTGAGCATCCCATGTGCGGCCTTGGCTCATCGGGTTTGCTTTCGTGATACTTGTCAATAAGATTTTGAATAGTAGAATCAGGGTCAGGTATTTTGCTCATAGGTGAATCCAGCTATAACGCTGTATTACTTTTTCAACTGTGCTTTCAGAAATTTTAAATTGTTTAGCGAGTGCTTTAGCAGATAAATTGTCACTAATGTACTTTTGTAAATTTTTACGCTGAAGTGCCGCACTACGAATTAACAAAACTTTTTCATTTGTCAGCTTAGATTGAGGCAAAGATTCGCCTCTGTAACAAAACTCATGCACTCGACTAAGATATTCATTTCGCTCAAGAACGTGATCCGGTCGGTGTTTCTTTATAGCTGACATTGTTTCCCCTTCGCGGTTTAAAAAAGCACTTAGCCCAGGCAATTTGCAAAGCCTGGGCATTTTTTTACTTTTTTGCCCAAGGAGGTGCAGTTTGACCAAAAGAATCAGGAGCACGAGCAGGTGAGTTAAACGGTACGGATGCCATCGGCGCAGCACTACCGTTCACAGATCGGAACCCTTTTACGTCGTTGCTGGCTTCATAGGTCTTGCCAGATGTTGGGTCCGTGCGCTGAGGACGAATGTCCAGCTTGATTGACAAGCTACCGCCGATCAACTGGTCAGTGTCAGTGACTCTTGCTAGGCCGACAGCTCGCATAACCTCGCCCAACTGCTGGCGCCCAATTTCTTCAGCCTTAGGCGTCTTGTTTTTTATGTTTAGATTGCCAAAAACTACGCGACCCTGGTGCGACGGGCCAGTGATGTCATATCGCAGCTTGATATATTGACCAGTTCCGTCACTAGTCGATTTAATCTCAGCTTGCGTGATATTGGTGGTGTACCAGCCGGCAGGCAGCGGATCAAAATTGTTGATTGTGCTCCGCGGCAACTCGTTTACGTCAAATGCAGTTTCTAAAAAAGCCATAATAATTACTCCTTGATAGTGATTGAGAAAGAAGGTCGGCCAGGCTTTGCGGTGATAGCATCGGACAAAAGCCTGGTGATTGATTCGTCGGCGGCTTTCCATGCTTGCATGTTGACTTCAGGCTTCCATCGAAACAGTGAAGACAGGTGATCGGTCAACCCATTCTCGGCCGCCAACTCTTGCAGCTTTTCGGAATCAACCTTTCGGTCAATCCGGCCAGAGATTTTAATGATGCAGCCAGCGGCCTCAGAGGTGTCAGTTCCCTCAAAGTCCTTTGCGATCTTGTAGTGCTCGATTATCTTATCCTCCAAGGTCCGCCTGTTTTTCTGCGCATCAACCTCAACTGCCTTAGCTTGAATCCAAGCTCCTACAATTTCGGTAATGCTCATTTGACACATCCAATCTTGGCAATGATCGTTCCCAAGTCTGGAGACTCCCAAGCACTGAGCTTGCCGCTGCGATCCTTGGCTAGCCAAAGACCGTCTGAGTCACACATCAAGGCGCGTTGCGTTTTTCCGTCAGCATCCTTTTCCACCCGCAAAGCCAAAACCTCGTCGAAAAAGTAGGGCAAAGACTGGCCCGTCTTGTTACCAGGCATTGATGGCGCATACAGGATGCGGCCCATCTCGTCGGTACTCTTTTCCACCTTGGCTGTCATGTAGACGTGCTTGCCAGGCAGATCACGGAACACGCGGATAATGTCTGCCATCTGGTCTTGCATTGCGCCATACGCTGCACGAGGGTCTTTATTGACCTTCTTTTCGTGATTCAAGCAGACCTCGGCTATTTCGCTGATTGAATCAATAGCGACTGACTCAAAAGCCTTTGCCTCATTGCTCTCCATAAGCCATGCGTATGCTTCTTGCAGCTCGCCCATGCTAGTGACTTCGATGTAAGGCAGGTCAGCGTCTTGGATAGACAACAACCCGCCTTCGGCTGACAATACAATTGGCTTTGGCAGCGACTTGATCAAGCTGGTCTTGCCAGAGCCAGCGGCTCCGTACACCAACATTTTCACGCCCTCTGTGTGAAGAGAGCCTGTTGTTTTCAGATTGATGGCCATAATTGGCATCTCCTTTGGTTTATTGCTGCAATTTCATGGAATCTGGTTTTGCAGTGCTTGTATCTTAAAATATAAATAGGTTATAGTGCAAGCACTTCCGCAAATATTTTTAAAGAGGTGCAAATTATGTTAACGGTAGAGCAGATTAAAAATCGACTTGATGACGCTAACTTACGGCGTGTTGCTAAGAATGCTGGATTGCATCCTGCGACCGTTTATCGCTTTATGCAAAGTGATTCAATGCCCTTGTACGCCACGGTGAAAGCGTTGTCTGACTATCTGGAGTTGCAAGAATTGACTATCAAAAGGCCCCTCGAATGGCGCAAATGAACAAAGCTCAAGCAGCTCTCACTTATGCGTCCTGGGGCTGGCACGTAATCCCGGTGGTTCCAAACGGCAAAGTACCGGCTACACAGCATGGGGTAAAAGACGCTACTACAAATGCTGAACAGATTACGCGCTGGTGGACGCAAAATCCAGACTTTAACATTGGCATTGCTGCTGGTGAAAAATCTGGAATCATTGTTTTCGACATTGATCCTCGAAATGGCGGTGAGGACTCGTGGTCAGTGTGGACTGAGCAAAACGGCGCGGTCCCCGATGGGGCAATGCAAATGACAGCAGGCGGTGGGGTGCATTACATCGCAGATTACTCGCCAGAAATTAGGTCTTGCAAACTGACCGAAGGCGTTGACCTGCTTTCGGACGGTCGCTATTTTGTAGCGTACCCATCTACAATCGAGAGCAGAAGGTACGAGTGGGAAGCAATGAGCGACCCATTTGACGGAGTTGCCCCATTTAAAATATCTGCTGAATGGGTGAATGCTTACGAGCGATTACGCAAGCCAATAGAACGTCATCCTGTTGCTTCTGGAGGACTGATCCAAGGCAGTAGAAACAATGGATTGGCATCTATGGGTGGCGCAATGCGTCGGCACGGCTTTACCGAAGCTGAGATTTTTTCGGCTCTTTCGGTTGCTAACGAATCTCGCTGTGAAATACCATTACCTTCTAGCGAGTTGGCGCAGATCGTCAAGTCTGTATCGCGGTACGAGCCAGAATGCGATGTCGGCGCATCCGCAAGCATTGGCAACGAAGCAGCAGAATCTATACTTGCAGCAATCCAAGCGGATTCACAAGAGTATTTTTTTACTCGCGCCAGCTCTTATCTAAGTCAGCCTGCTCCTTTGAAATGGGTCATTAAAAATTGGATTCCGGATTACGGAGTAACAATGGTGTATGGAGAGTCTGGCTCTGGAAAGACGTTTGTTACTTTGGACATGGCGTGTCATATTGCGGCTGGCCTCGATTGGCACGGAAACCGCACAAAGTCAGGGGTGGTTGTATACATGGCTGGAGAAGGTAACTACGGCCTGCGGCAGCGGGTTGCAGCCTGGTGCAATGCCCATCGTATCAATAGTCTAGATAACTTGCTTATTTCCAACAAGGCGCTTGATATGGACAATCCCGCGGCAGCAGCTCAAATTATTGGTGCAGTCAGGGAGTTGACCAAAGGCGAAGCTGCGATGGTTTTTATTGATACAGTAAACAATCACATGGCTGGGGACGAAAACAGCGCAAAAGACACGCGCAACATGCTAAACGCTGTTCAGATCGTTGGTCGCGCATTAAACGCTGGCATGTGTCTAAACCATCATGTGGGCGTATCAATCGAAGCAAAAAACCGGGCGAGGGGTTCAAGTGCTTGGCGAGCATCACTTGATTCGCAGATTTTGATTAGCAAGAAAGACGAATTAATTGAGGTGTCCTGTACAAAGATGAAGGACGCTGAAGCGCCTACGGCGTTTTTTGGAAAGCTGCAACCCGTTGCACTTGGCTGGATTGACGAAGATGGTGAAGAAATAAAATGCGCTGTCTTTGCAATAGAAACAGAAATCCCTGAGCGAAAATCAAATAAAGAATCTAATTGTGCAAAAGATATTCGTAAATTTACAAATGCTTGGAATAATACAAAAGATAATAAAGAAGGATTGCCATATTTGAGTAAGAGCGCATTAATTGATTATCTTGTTAGGTATGAAGGATTATCTGAGTCAACAGCACAGACATACGTAAAACCAAGCAAACAAGGAAAATTAATTTATAACCTGTTGAATGCACAAATTATTAAGGCAAATTTGCATGGATGGATCGTCACAGAAGAGGTAACAGCCAGTGCAATGATGCTGCAATCGTCTGTAAAATGAAGTGGGGACAATGGGGACAAATGGGGACAATGGGGACAAATGACACTTCGACAAATACATCTAATGCAGGGGTGGGGACATGGGGACTACCCCCTTACTTAAAAAGGGGTGTCCCCGTCCCCGATCCCCGGCAAATGATGTGCTAAAAAAAACTTAGACAAAAATAATTTTTAACTATATACTGACCTATAGAGCAACCTATAGAAAAAAACAAAAGAGGACAAAATGGCAATGTACAAAGGCAATCGAGAATTGCCTGAAGGATGGGAAGAGTTGTTTGAACTAAATGATTTATATGGATCAAAGTGGAGTTTATTTAAAATTGATACAGACCCAAACGGCAGATATTTATCTGTTAAGCTGCTTTCAAATGATTATGTGGATAATAAAGCAAATTATTGGATGTCATGGGACAAAAAAAATAACAGACTTACCAGCAGAGGTTTAGACGCGAAACTTTTAAAAGATAATCGGCTTGAATTATATAAAGTGACTGTTAAAAACTTAATAAACTATTCTTGATGTTATTCGTATAAATACGCACAAGATAATATAAGGGTACAATCTAATGTTAAAAATAAAGCATAACAACGAATTTATTCAAGAAACGGATATTTCAAAGTTAGATAATTTCAAGAAATTTTATGTTGATCTAAATGTTTTCGGAAAAATTGAAAGAAGAAAATTTGTTGATGTTCCTCTTATTGACAAGAAAACAAGCGTATATACAAATTGGTTTGTTGATCTAATAACTGGAACGATGTACAACAAAAGAACACTAAAATGCAATAGCTCTCAAATTTACATAGATAAAATTTATAAAAATGTTTAATATTTCTAAAATTAACAGGGTAAATAAGGAAAATACATGAGCAAGAAATTGGACGAAGCAGTAAAGTATTTATCAGANACCTATGACGCAATGGACAAAGCGATTAAAGGCTTTATGAATCTTGATCCTTCCGAGATACAGACGCGCATGGCTAAGGCAAAGGTGAATAGCGCTGAAAGTGTCGCGCTGGCTATACTTGCTCAAGCAAACCCGGTAAAAGAAACCAAAAAAGAATAAGCCAATAAATAGTACATAATGCCAACTGCACCATTTAATACTCAATGTCGCGAATTAGGTTGCCATAATCTTAAGACAGATCGCTCAACCTTCTGCCTGGTACACGGTGGCGCACAGACAGCTAAAGGGAAAGCAAATGGCAGACTATACGCTCAATCAGCATGGCATTCTATAAGGGCAAGGCAATTAAGTAAGCAACCTCTTTGTGCTCGATGCCAGTGCAATGGCAGGGTGACCGCGGCGTACCATGTGGACCACGTTTTCCCTCATAGACGTGACCCAAAAGCGTTTAAGGTAAATCTGTTTCAATCGTTGTGCGCGGCTTGTCATACGCTAAAAACTAAGGATGAGAATACAGGTCTGTATAAGCATTACACTAACAACGGCGTA